GCATCTACAGTATTTCCAGATTTAAAGGATGCCGAACTCCAAAATAGTTATGGAGTAATGGGAGAAGCTCAGTTATTAAAGACAATGCTTACAGCAGGTGAGTATGTCAATTATACAGTAAAAGTTAACGAGGTTAATGGATTTGATACAACATTTGAAGATAAAGTAGAAGAAGCAAAAAACTAATTAGGGGCGGCGATTTTGATGCTAGTATCACGCATTATTGTATCCAAAAATTAAAGTGGAAACCAGGTGATTATATAGGATTAGAGATTAATGAGAGAGCATTAGCAGCCGCCTCAATACTTGTTAAGATAGAGGATGAAGAGGAAGCAATGAAAGAAGCTGAAAGAGAAAGAAAAAGAGGTAGAAGAAGATAGAAAAATATAAAATAAATGTATAGTAGGTAAAATATGTAAGAATTATATGTTATAATATTTTTAGCAAGAAGATGTAATCTACAATTTATAGAGTGGAGTTCATACAAAAGATTATCCTCCCAACGTATAGAAGGGAGGTGAGTATGTATGGATAATTTTTTACAAGGTGTACTAGCAAGTATTTTAGCTAGCTATATAGTTTACTTAATAAGTAAGTTATTTAGAAAACGTAAAAAACCACTCAAAGCGGGCACTAAGAGTGGTTGGGAGTTTGATTTTAAAATCAAATTCCATAAATTCAAATAACTTTCAGTTATAGAACTCCACTCTACACCAAATAGATTGTAGTTCTTCTTGCTATTATTATACCACAAATTGGTACAGATATTCAAAAATAATATTTTTATGATATAATAAAGGCATAGAAATTTTGCAGTGTTCGATTTTTTGAAGAAATTAAGGCTTAAGCATTGAAATATAAGGCATTGAAGGTATGTGATAAATGTTATCAATTACACTACTCATGGTTCAGAGAGAGTTGTATATGTGTGAGTATTGGAAATGCTCAGTTTATTTTGGGGTTTTAGATTAACTAAGTGGAATGTAAATTATTGTTCACCCTTTTATAATACTTATAATCACTCTCGTTTTAGATTAACTAAGTGGAATGTAAATCCATCCATTACCTCATAACGACTTCGTAATACATTATAAGTTTTAGATTAACTATATGGAATGTAAATCTTTCAAGTGATACAGCGTTAAAAAATGAGGTGTTTGTTTTAGATTAACTATATGGAATGCAAGTTAATATTGGAGGTGGGCGGTGAAATACTACACACATTGTTTTGGATTAACTATGTGGATTCAAAACTAAATAAAGAAAAGAAAGCACTTACTTTTTGGTAGGTGCTTTTGTTTTGCCCAAATTGGTCGGTTGAGTAAAATAATTAGAAAAAATTGGAATAAGTTATTGACTTTTGAGTTCCGAAACTATATAATTTAATTATGGAACTCAAAAGTGAGGTGATAACATGAGTCCTAAAAAAATAGGAAGACCTGTTGTAGGAAGCCCTAAAACTAATGATATTAAGGTTAGAGTAGATGATGAAACTAATGAAAAATTAGATGAATACTGTAAAAAAAATAACCTTACAAAAGCAGAGGCTATAAGACAGGGAATCCATTTACTTTTAGAGAAATAACAAAAATAGAGCATTCTCCCCCGACCAAAGATTGAATGCTCTATTTCCAACAAAGAAGTAATCTTCTATGTGAAATATTCTATCATATAAGGGTACTTCTTTCAAATCAATTTGAGGAGGAATTTATATGAAAACTAATTTAGAATTAATCAAATCAGAAAACTTTGGAGAAGTAGAATGTAACTTTTATGAAAATGATACTAAAGATATATTAATGACTAGGGAACAAATAGGAATGGCTTTAGAGTATACAGAACCAAGAATAGCTATAAGTAAAATACATGAACGTAACAAAGATAGACTTGATAAATTTTCAACTGTAGTCAAGTTGGTTACAGTTGAAGGGAATAGAGAAGTATTAAGAGATACTATAGTTTATAATACAAAAGGAGTAATGGAGATATGTCGTTTTAGTAGACAGCCAAAGGCTGATACTTTTATGGATTGGGTTTGGGATGTAGTAGAATCTATATTCAAGACTGGTGCATACATAACTAATAGTGCTAATCCAGAAAAGTTGAGAGAAAAAGCAAGCGAGATTGAAAAGTTACAACTGGCTTATAACAGTACATCTATGTTAAAAGAATTGCTAGATGATGCAGGCTTTGACAATAAATCTAAATTACTAACAGCAAAGACATTATATAAAAAGGCAGGCATTGATTTACCAATCGAGATAGATGAAGAAGAACATTATTTTGATACAAAACAAATAGCGTCTAAACTGAAAATATATTCTAAGAGTAATAAACCAGCTCAGATGGCTGTTTGTGAGATTATTAAAAAGATTGATTTAGAAGAAAACGAAGTCAAAGGCGTTTGGGAAACTAATGGTTCTTGGACTGGTACTGTAAATAAATATACAAAGGGTGTAATAGATAAGGTGAGAACTTGGATAGAGGAGAATAATAGACCTACTAAGATTGCAGGTGAAAAGAAGAATTATCATGTGGTTTATAAGATTGAGTAAATTTATCAGTTGTATTAAATAATTTAGTTTAGTTTATTTTAGTTTTGAGGGGGATTAATACAATGCGTGAAAGTTTACTTAATAAATATAATTTAAAAACTGATGAAGATGTAGAATACTTTGTGAAGTTTGCTAATGCGTTATATGAACTAAAACAGAATAGTGAAGAAAAATTTCAAGAATATGCAGAGATATTAAGAGGTATTCTTAGAGAACAAGAAGAGAGAAAAAATAAGTAAATAAATAGATAAAGCACTTATAAGTACATAAAAGTGCTTTATCTTCCAAAATATGCTATAATTGTAGTATCAAATATATAGGGTGATTACGCATCCTAAGTGTGAGATTATCCCAAGCAATTGGAATTGATACTCACAAAGATGATTACTAAATAAAGTAATTATCACCGTCCCAATAAACATTGGGTAAAAACATCTAAAATTTAAAAACACTTGGGATAAAACTTATAGACATAAGTAATTGCAATGATTTTAATGATTTATGTTGTGCAAAAATGTGTATTTTACAGTGGTTTAAAAGTAACATAGGATGTTTTTAAATGGTGCGTAACTAACTGTATTTCTATGCTTTTTACAGTTTAAAAGTAACATAGGATGTTTTTAAATATAATAAATATATTTCATTAAATGATGAAATTAAAAAGTTTAAAAGTAACATAGGATGTTTTTAAATTATAATTGTAATACAGATGTATTCAGATATATTTAGTTTAAAAGCAACATAGGATGTTTTTAAATTGAAGATAGACGAAGCTATGCTATGACTGTTGTAAAGTTTAAAAGTAACATAGGATGTTTTTAAATACTACTGTTTCCATTCCACCAGAAATAAATGTTAATGTTTAAAAGTAACATAGGATGTTTTTAAATTTTGCATTTGCTCCTGTAGTTGCTCTTGCTCCAGAAAGTTTAAAAGTAACATAGGATGTTTTTAAATTATAGATTATAATATAATTAACAAATAAAACAAGGAGTTTAAAAGTAACATAGGATGTTTTTAAATCAAAAAAGAATTATAATAAATTTAAACAACAAGCGAGTTTAAACGTAACATAGGATGTTTTATAAAATTATAAAAGGAGGTGTTAAAGATGATAAGTACAAGAAAAATAAAAGTAAGATGTGATGATAGTACATTTTATACATTCTTTAGACAAGAGCAAAGAGAACAAAATAAAGCTCTAAATATTGGTATAGGTATAATACATGCTAATGCAGTATTACATAATGTAGATAGTGGAGCAGAAAAGAAACTAAAGAAAAGTATAGAAGGTTTACAAGGTAAAATTGATAAACTTAATAAAGACTTAGAAAAAGAGAAGATAACTGATAAAAAGAAGGAAGAAGTATTAAAAGCGATTGAAACTAATAAAAAGATATTAGATGGAGAGAAGAAGGCTTTTAAAGAATCAGAAGAATACAGAAAAGGAATAGATGAACTTTTCAAAAATACATACTTAAAATCTAATACATTAGACCATGTTTTAGATAGTATGGTTAATATTCAGTACAAAAGAACTTTAAGCCTAGTTACACAAAGGATTAAAAAAGACTATAGTAATGATTTTGTAGGAATTATAACAGGACAACAAAGTTTAAGAAACTATAGAAATGATAATCCGCTAATGATTAGTAATCAACAACTTAATTTCAAATATATAGATGATACTTTTTATTTGGATATTATGTGTGGATATAGGTTAGAGGTTGTTTTAGGTAAAAGGGATAATGAGAATGTAAATGAACTTAAATCAACCTTAGAGAAGGTTATAAGTAAAGAATATAAGGTTTGTGATAGTTCTATGCAGTTTGCTAAAAACAATAAAGATATAATATTAAATCTAGTTATAGACATTCCTCAAAACTCTAATGTATATAAACCAGTAGAAGGCAGAACCTTAGGTGTTGATTTAGGTATAGCAGTTCCAATTTATATGTGTTTAAATGATGATACATACAAAAGAAAAGGTCTTAGTGACATTAATAACTTCTTAAGAGTCAGACAACAGATGCAAACTAGAAGAAGAAAACTTCAAAAAGACTTAACTCTTACAAATGGAGGAAAGGGTCGTAAAAAGAAAACTCAATTACTTGATAAACTACAAGAAAATGAAAGAAACTTTGTAAAAACATATTCTCATGCACTAAGTAAAAGAGTAGTAGAATTTGCTAAAAGTAATAAGTGTGAATATATAAACATAGAGAAATTAACTAAAGATGGATTTGATAATATTATCTTAAGAAACTGGTCATATTTTGAATTGCAGAAAATGATTGAGTATAAAGCTGAAAGAGAAGGAATTGCTGTAAGATATGTAAATCCGGCATATACAAGTCAGAAGTGTTCAAGATGTGGTGAGATAGACAAGGAAAATAGACAGACACAAGCAAATTTTAAATGTACTAAATGTGGATTTGAACTCAATGCAGACCATAATGCAGCTATAAATATAGCCAGAAGTATAGAATTTGTATAATTAAATAGATATAATATAAATATAGGGTGATTACGCATCCTAAATGTGAGGTAATCCCAAGTGATTTGGGATAGGCACTCGCAAAGATAGTTGTTAAATGTAGCAATTATCATCGTCCTAGCGAATCGCTAGGTAAAAACATCTGAAATTTAAAAACACTTGGGATAAATTTGATTAATGTTAGTATTTACAATGGTTATGTTGTTTTATTTTATTTAAGAATGTGCATTTTTAAGTGGTTGAAGAATAACATGAGATGTTTTTAAATTTTAAATATGTTATTACTGGAGAGCTTACATCATTGTTGAAGAATAACATGAGATGTTTTTAAATTAAAGTTAAAACTATTGTAATCGCCTAGTGTATTTGTTGAAGAATAACATGAGATGTTTTTAAATAAGCCTCCATCTGTATTATAAATTCTATGGATAAAGGTTGAAGAATAACATGAGATGTTTTTAAATTGTATTTAAATGAGTTGTAAAATGTCTTTTAATATAGTTGAAGAATAACATGAGATGTTTTTAAATTCTACTATCGCAAAGTCAATATTACGACCCTCTTTGGTTGAAGAATAACATGGGATGTTTTTAAATTTAACTCTGCAAATTTTACAACTTCTGCACTACTCGTTGAAGAATAACATGGGATGTAAAAATAAATATTTATATAAAACACTTACTTAAAGAGTAGGTGTTTTTTTATCGAAAGGATGTGATAATAATGTAAAAATTTTACTTATATAGTATAATAATCCTATAAAATATTATATGGGGGAATTATTATGGGGTTATTTGGAAAAGAGAATTGTTGTATTTGTGGAGAAAAAGGGAAACAAAAAATAGCTGATGGGTTTTTGTGTAAAGAGTGTTTTAAGAAATATGCAGTTGCCACCTTTACCCCAGGAAATAATTTATATGGATTGCCAACTAAACTAGAAGTCGAGAGAGCTATTGAATCAAAGGATACTAAAGAAGAAGAACTTAAAAATTTTAATCCTACAAAAAAAATATTAAAACTTATAGAATTTGATGATGATAATAAGAAATTTATTGTTTTAAATGGATTTAATAGAGAAAAAGTGAGTTTAAATGTTTATAATTACAGTGATGTTATAGAATATGAACTTTTGGAAAATGGTGAAACTGTGACTAAAGGTGGGATAGGAAGAGCTTTAGCAGGAGGAGTTTTATTTGGAGGAGTAGGTGCTGTTGTTGGTGGAGTAACAGCTAAAAGAAAAACAAAAGCTTTTATAGATAGTCTTAAGATAAAAATAACCTTAAATAATTTAAGTAATCCTAGTGTTTATGTAAATTTGATACAATTAAGAACTAAGAGTAATTCTTCGATTTATAAAATGGCATATTCTTCTGCACAAGAAATATTATCTATTTTATCAATAATTGTAAAAGATAATGAAGATGGGAATCTACAAGATAAGCCAGATGATGCAATACAACAGGTAAAGGGATTAAAAGAATTATTAGACTTAGGAGCAATAACAGAAGAAGAATTTAATACTAAGAAAAAAGAATTATTAAATTTGTAATATTACAAAGCACTTACTTAGGTAGGTGTTTTTTTATGTAAGAATTTTAGAAAGGAGAGTGAAAATATGGCTACAATACAAACATCCATTAGAATTTTTGATGGAATGACACCCGCTTTTCGTAATATGACTAATGCTATCAACACTACGATTAACAGTTTTGATAGGCTGCAACAAAGGTTGCATAATCCTATTAACGCAGGTGGAATACAAACATCTCAGCAGAGCTTAAATAATATTGAAAACATCTTAACTAGAATAGAACAGAATATAGGAAAAGCAGATGAACAACAGAGAAGATTTAACGAAGATATTAATAAAGGGATAAGCAATACAGATAGATTGCTTGGAAGTGTTAAGAAACTAGCAGGAGCTTATATCGGAGTAAAGACAGTTGGAGGCTTAGGTAGTTTAAGCGACCAAATGACCAGTACAAATGCGAGGTTGGCGATGATAAATGATGGTCAACTCTCAGATGGAGGGTTAAATAAGATGATTTTCCAGTCGGCTGAGAGGTCAAGAGCATCTTACCTAGACACAGCACAAATAGTATCGCGAATTGGTATGAATGCAGGAAGTGCATTTTCTAGTACTAGAGAAATAGTAAGCTTTGCAGAGCAACTCAACAAAAAGTTCATAATTGCAGGAGCTAGTACACAAGAAATGAGTTCAGCATTATTACAGCTGACTCAAGGTTTAGGAAGTGGTGTGTTGAGAGGTGAGGAATTAAACGCTGTGTTTGAATCAGCACCTAACATCATCAAAAGTATTGCGGATTATCTCGATGTCGACATAGGAAAAATTCGAGGTATGGCAAGTGAAGGAATGTTGACTGCGGATATTGTGAAAAATTCCTTGCTTGCTGCATCAGCTGAAACAAATAAGCAATTTGAACAGATGCCTTATACACTTGGTCAAATTTTCACTAGTGTAAAGAATAATGCAGTAATGATTTTTGGAGCTATACAAAAAAAGATTGAGGATACAGTATCAAGTGGAGGGTTCCGAACCTTTATTGTAAATGTAACTGATTCTTTGTATGTCTTGGGAGCTGTTGGATATAGCGTTTTTAATGGATTTATTGATTTATTGAGCAGTCCAGTTTTTCAGAATTTTTTTAATGTGATGATTGTTGGAACTAGTTTAATTACGCAAGGATTGGGGTGGATAATAACACAAGCACTAAGTGTTGCTAATGTATTTGCACAGAATTGGTCAATTATTGCTCCAATTATATATGGAGTTACAATAGCGATTGGTATATATACAATAGCAGCTATAGCACTTGCTGTAGCAAATAAAGTAGCATCTTTATCAGCTGGTTGGTTTAATTTTCAAATGACTCAAACAGTAATTATGCACGAGTTAGCTACAGGAGCTACATGGATGCAAGTAGCAGCACAATATGGTTTAAATGCAGCATTGTATGCTTGTCCGCTTACATGGATAGTGCTTGGATTTATAGCAGTAATAGCTGTGATTTTTATGGTAATAGCAGCGATAAATCATTTTGCAGGGACTTCTTTGACTGTACTAGGGATAATAGTAGGTGCAGTATTTGCAGCAGTAGCAGCAATACAAAACGTAATGATTGGACTTCTAAATGGATGTATAACTGTAAATGAAGCAATTGCTAATGGTTGGAATCAGTGTGTATATTTTATGAAACAAGCTATTGCAAAAGGTGTAATCTTTATAATCGAGAAAATGGCATCTTTAAATGACTCTGTAAATAGTGCGGGTAATGCACTTGGGAAAGCTTTCATAGACGGGGTGAACATAGCAATAAGAGGTGTAAACAAATTAATTGACCTAATAAATAAAATACCAGGGATAAATATTGGTAAAGTAGGAGAAGCAACATTTACACCTGTTAAAGCGGATAATAGCACAATTAAAAAACAAATTGCAGACTTAAACAAATGGGTAGGAGATGCACCAGAAAAAATAAAATTGGAAAGGATGCAATATAAAGATATTGGAGCAGCATTTCAAAAGGGAAATGCTTTAGGTGAAAAGTGGCAAAAATCTATAACTGATAAATTTAAAGATACTTTTGATATTAATAAGATGATAGAAGATGCAAAGAAAAAACTTGGACTTGACGATTTGTGGGATAAAAAGTATGGATTAGGAGATGGATTTGGTTCAGCAGGGCTTAATTCTCCACTCAGTGATGCAGCAAAAGGAGCAAAAGACACAGCAGGAAACACAGCAAAAATGGCAAAAACAATGGATAAAAGTCAAGAGGACTTAAAATATCTTAGAGATATAGCAGAGCAAGAAACAATCAATCGATTTACAGGAGTCAACATTAAAATTGATATGAACAATACAAACAACATAAGTAAAGATGCAGATGTTGATGGAATAGTAAACGTCTTAACAGAAAAATTAAATGATGCCATGATTGTTTCAGCCGAAGGAATAGTTTAGGAAGGAGAGTGAGAAAATGGCTTATGATTTTTACCTAGATGGAGTACAACTACCAATCGCACCACCCAAGCTTGAAGTCAAAGTGACAAATAAAAACAAGACAGTTGATTTAATAAATGTTGGAGAAGTAAACATACTAAAAAAAGAAGGATTATCTGAAATAAGTTTTGAAGCAGAATTTACACATAATAAACTACCATTTTATCGAGGGACTTTTAAAGATGTTCAATTCTTTTTAAGTAAGCTAGAATTACTAAAAACTGATTGTAAGCCATTTCAATTTATTGTCTCGAGGGAAATGGGTGGAAAAGTACTATTTAACACTAATATGAAAGTGTCATTAGAAGAATATAACATAGTAGAAGATGCAGACAATGGTTCAGATGTTAAAGTTGCAATAAAGTTAAAGCAATATAGAGATTATTCAACTAAAAAGTTAGTTCCTGCAACTCCTGAAAAGACAAACTATGGTAGGACTCCCCCTCCAGTCATGAAACCAAAGGAATTTAGACCAGATTCATCCAATAAGCCAAATGCTAAGACATATACAGTCAAGGCAGGAGATTCTCTTTGGTCAATCTGCCAGAAGCAACTTGGTAATGGTTCATTATATAAGAAGGTATATGAGTTAAATAAAACAATGATGGATAAAGCTAACAAGGGTAAAAAAGTACCTAAATATACCATCTACAAAGGGCAGGTGTTAAAACTTGGCTGATGAATTAGTTCTGGCAAATGATAGAGATATAAGGCTAGTTATTGCACATTGGGAAGATTTCTATGAACCTGTAGTTTTGGATGGTATCACATGGGAGATAGAAAGAAGAGGAACACCTTCTAAGTTAGAATTTACAATAGTTATGGATGATATATTAGAGTTTTGCGAAGGAAATTCTGTAAGGCTGTATTATAAAGGAATAGGTATCTTCTATGGATATATATTTCAGAAGAAAAGAGATAAAGAAAATCACATTAAAATTGTTGCTTACGACCAGCTAAGATATTTTAAGAATAAAGATACTTATGTGTATAATAATAAAACTGCATCTGAACTTGTAAAGATGTTAGCTAAAGATTTTAATTTAAAATACAATGTCATAGAAGATACAAAATATAAAATATCTAGAGTTGAAGAAAATAAAACACTCTTTGATATGATTTTAACTGCACTTGATGATACTCTAAGAGAGAAAAAGGAAATGTATGTTTTATATGATGATTTTGGAAGAATAACATTAAAGAATGTTGCATCAATGAAATTAGATACTGTTATGAATAATGATGTCATAGAGGACTTTGACTATAATTCAAGTATAGATAGTGATACTTATACAAAAATCAAACTTGTAAGAGACAATGAGGAGTCAGGAAAAAGGGATGTGTATATTGCTCAAGATTCAGCTCACATGAGAAGTTGGGGAATACTTCAAATGTTTGAGACAGTTGATAAAAATATGAATGAAGCAGAGATAAAACAAAAGTGTGATATACTTCTAAAACTATATAATAAGAAAACTAAGTCATTAAGTTTAAAAAATGCACTTGGAGATATTAGAGTGAGAGCAGGTTGTTTAGTACTTGTTTTTTTAAATCTAGGAGATATTGAATTGCAAAATTATATGTTAGTTGAGAAAGTAAAACATACATTTGAAAATAATTCACATTTCATGGATTTGACTCTTGTTGATGGAGATGAATTTGCTTCTTATTCTTCAAGCTCATATAGTAGTGGAAATACTAACAATAAAGATGAAAAGAAAAATGGTACAGCACAAAGTACTACGAAAACAAATACAGGTAAAAAAATTCCTGCTATATTTACTGCATATTATCCAGGAAACAATGCAATGGAAGGTGGAAAAACAGATTGCAATGGAAAGCCACTTGATGTAAAATCAAGAACTGTTGCTGGTCCAATGAATCGAGAAGGAGTTAAGAAAACTTGGTATACTGATGATTTTCTAAAGAAACATCCAGTTTTTGAATATGGAGATAAAGTAAAAATTATACTTCCTGGTACTGCCTATGACAACAAAGTATATACAGTTAAAGATAATGGAGGAAGAATATATGTTGAAACAAACGGAACATATCATATAGATATACTATTAGCTAATGCTAGTGAATGTAAAAAATTTGGTAGAAAGAATGGCTATATAATTATAGGTGGAGATGAAGAACAAACATATCAAGTTGAAGGTAATAACCAAAGTAGTACAAATAATAACTCTAAAGAAGATAAATTAATTAGTATAGCAAAAAGTAAACTGGGTTGTAATTATGTGTATGGAGCAGAAGGTCCTAATAATTTTGATTGCAGTGGGTTTACTCAATGGTGTTATAAACAAATAGGTATAAAAATTCCTCGTACTGCTTCTGCACAAAGTAAAGCAGGAAAAGCAGTAGATTTAAAAGATAGAAGCAAGTGGAAAGCAGGAGACTTATTATGTAGAATTGGTGGAGGAAGTAGTAATCATGTTGTAATGTATATTGGAAACAATCAAATAATTCATTCACCACAAACAGGAGATGTGGTAAAAATAGAGTCTGTTAATTCATATAGAAAAGGAAAAGCATATACACATGTGAGAAGATTTATATAAGTGAGGTGATAAAGTGTCACAAGAATTATTGCAAATAATTAAGAAGACTGCAATAGATGCAGTAGAAACAAGCAACCCAATGCAGATTGCATTTGGAACTATAGAAAGTCTTAATCCATTAGTAGTTAAGATAGAACAAAAACTATCTATTGGTGAAATTTTTCTAATACAAACAGATACATTTAAAAGATATACAGATAAAAAGATAGGAGATAAATTAGTCTTAATTCGTATGCAAGGAGGGCAACAATACTTGATTTTAGATAGGATGTGATGAAGTGATACCAACAGATGCCATTGACTATGATATAGAAGATGTATCAATAATCAATTTTGATGTGAGACAAGAACCAAGTAAGACATTTAAACTTCATATAGAAAAAAACAGAGTAGATGGTATTTGTGATGATGTGGAAGCATTAAAACAAACCATCTTTTTGATTTTAAACACAGAGAGATACCAACATCTGATATATAGTTGGAATTATGGAGTCGAGTTGAACGACCTTATTGGAGAGCCTACATCTTTTGTAATACCTGAACTTGAAAGACGAATTAAAGAAGCATTGGTACTGGATGATAGGATTGAAAATGTAGATAATTTTGAATTTCAAAATGTAAAAGGAAAAGTACATTGTAAGTTTATAGTTCATACAAAGTATGGGAATTTAAATGCAGAGAAGGTGGTGAGTATTTAGTGTTTGAGTTAATGACTTTTGAAAATATAATTAAAAGAATGTTAGATAGTGTACCAGACACTTTTGATAAAAGAGAAGGGTCTATAATATACAATGCTCTTGCTCCTGTTGCAGTGGAGCTTACAGAAACATACATTGCAATGGACGAATTACTAGACCAAACATTTGTAGATACTGCTAGTTATTACTATTTAGAGAAGAGATGTAAAGAAAGAGGAATCACACCACTTGAAGCAACTAATACAATTGCTAAAGGAGTATTTAATATAGATATTCCACTTGATTCTAGGTTTAATCTAGGAGAGTACAATTATACAGCAACTGAAAGGGTTAGTGAAGGAATATATAAGATGAAATGTGAGACTGCTGGACCTATTTTTGAACTTGGTCAGTTGATTCCAATTGAATATATAGATGGTCTTGAAACTGCTGAATTAACAGAAATACTGATAAATGGAGAAGATGAAGAGAGTGAGGACAGTCTAAGGCAGCGATATTATGATAGTTTAAATTCTCAATCTTTTGGGGGTAATATTCAAAACTATAAAGATGAAGTTAATAAACTGCCTGATGTTGGAGGTGTTAAAGTTTACCCTGTTTGGAATGGTGGAGGAACTGTTAAGTTAGTAATAATTAATTCTAATTTCAAAGTACCAAGCACTGACTTAGTTAATTTAGTTCAAGAAGAAATTGACCCTCTACAAAAGCAAGGAGAAGGTCTTGGATTAGCACCAATAGGTCATAGAGTCACAGTTGAAGGAGTTACAAGTACAACTATAAATATATCAGCAGAAATAACATATAAGAGTGGATATACATGGGAGAATATAAAAACAATTGCAGAAGAAGCAGTTGATGACTATTTAAATGAACTTAACATGAGTTGGGAAGATGAAGAAAACTTAATAATCCGTATATCTCAGATAGAAACTCGTTTGTTAAGTATAGATGGAGTGTTAGATATTACAAACACAATGATAAATGATGTTAAATCTAATCTAACAATAGATAGTAACAGCATAGTAGTAAGAGGTGAAGTAGTTGGATAAAGAGATTAATTTAATAGATTACTTACCACAAATTCTGCAAGATAAAGAAGAATATGAAAAGATATTTAATGCAGATAACAAAGAAATTAAAACACTATATGATAAATTAGATGATGTCTTAAATGACCAGTTTTTAGAGGACCTAACTATAAGTGGTATAAAAAGATGGGAAAGAATTATGTCTATAACTTCCAAGCTAAATGAGAGTTTAGAAGATAGAAGATTTAGGATTTTTAGTAAATATATAAGTAAATTACCTTACTCAGAGAGATTTTTAAGGAATTGGCTAGATAGTATAGTTGGAGAAGGTAATTATGAGTTAACTATAAATAATGCTACTTATAATATACATCTTGAAAGTGATGCTAGAAATCAAGATTGGTTTGAGGAAGTTCATTCTTTTGTAAGTGATATTAAGCCATGCAACATGACACTAGATTACACTAGAGTTTTAGTTAGCAAAGATAATTATATGAATTTTGGAGCAACTACTATTACAGGGCATGAAATTACAATTTACCCATGGTCACCTAGTGATATTGAAACACAAGGAGAGATTAATATACTCAGTGGCAATGGGTTTGGATATCAAGAGATTACAATTTATTAGATAGGAGGTGGTAGTTTGGCTACAGATAAAAGTTACTACACAATATTAACAGATATAGGCAAGGCGAAGATTGCAAATGCAAGTTTAGTAGGTGAAAAAGTTGATTTTGTTAAGATTCAACTTGGAGATGGTGGAGGAAATGAGTATAATCCTACAGAGGAACAAACAGCATTAAAAAATGTAGTTTGGGAAGGTAAAGTAGGGAATGTCAAGACTGATGAAAACATGACAAATTGCTTAATTTTAGAAAGTTTAATACCTGCTAGTGCTGGTGGGTTTGTAGTTAGAGAGATAGGTTATTTAGATACCGAAGGTAATTTACTAGCTATATCAAAGTATAGGTCAGCATATAAACCTAAAGTGGAAGATGGAGCAGTAATTGACATGAAGGTAAAAACTATCTTTGTTGTATCTAATGTAAATAACATAGAACTTAAAATAGACCCAACTATAATTTTTGCCACATTAAAAGATTTGCAGGACCTAGACTCTAAAATTGATACAACTAAAACAGAATTAACAAGCAACATAGAAACTGCTAAAACAGAGCTAAACAACAAAATAGGAGATACAACACAACTTACTACAACAGATAAAACAAATATAGTTAGTGCATTAAATGAGGTAAAAACTAGCGTAGATAGCATAGAAACAACAGCAGAGAAAACAAGTTATAATAATGATACTAGTAATCTTACTGCTACTACTGTGCAAGGGGCAATAGATGAAATAGTGACAGAAGTAAAAGGTAATAGGAGCAGTATTATATCTAGTATAAATAATAATTTAATACCAATGTAGAAAGCGAGGTGATAAAGTGAAGATATGGAAATACAATAGAACTGTGAAGAAAAGAAGAGGTGTCTATACAGAATTAGATATACTTGCACAAAGGTATGAATTTGAAGCAGATGGGAAACTTTATACAGCTTATTTTCATTTATATACTAATAAGAATATAGATATATTCAGAGATAAAGATTTATATAAAGAATCTTATATGATGAGCTATAGAGTTGGAAATGTAACAACTGATATTGATGATGTAGTACAGCAAACAACTACAGTAAGATTTATACCTGACCCTGTTATTGATATTGTGATTGATAACATTAGCAGAGGATGTGAAATAAACTACAGAATTATAGATAATGAACCAAGTGTAAAATTCATTGTTACAGAAAAATTAAATGGCACAATAATAGAAACAAAGACAAATTCTAGTGATAATAATTATAAACTTAAATTAACTGATGAACAAATAGTACCATTAGCATTCAATTCCCAAAATTCAATAGTAATAGAAATAAGTACAGAAGATGGTGGATTAGTTACAAGTAAAACAGTAACATTTACAAGAACAAATAACAAGCCAACAATTTTAGTTAATTCATATAGTTCTAATTCTGCAAAATTTACAGCATCTGACTTAGATAATAATTTAAGTAAAGTTGAGTGGTATTTAGATGATGTATTAAAGGAAACAATAACAACAGATTTAACAGCAGAGAAAACAATAAACTATGAACTTACAGACAATGCAATACACACATTAAAAATAGTTGCTACAGATTCAGAAAATGCAACAACAGAAAAAGTGCTAAGTATAAGCAAAGAGATAATGCCACTTCAATCTGATGCTAGTTTAAGTGATATATCAACTAAGCTGATAGAGATTGGAGAAGGGTTTAGAAATGGTAAAACAAGTATTATAAATACTTTATCACTTAAAAATATAGAAGCAAATCTAAATAACACTTTAGTGGAGTTATCAGAGAAAATTAAAACGAGTTTTAATAGTTCAGACGCTAGTGTACAGGAATTGCAAAATATAATAACACAAAAAAATAATACTATAAGTCAATTAAATACCCAATTAGGACAAAGAAAAAGATGGGCAAAAGGAACATTTGACCAAAGCAAAATTACAGGTAGAAGTACAACTATTCCAATGAATTTATCTTTTACTCCGTCAATTATTTTTGTTAGTTGTGGAATTAATTTTAGTTTCGCATATGCTTCAGCGAGGTCATGCAATCTTAAATTTTTTACAAATCTCATGAAAGCAAATCCTACAACTTCAACAATTGATGATGAAAATTTTAATGGTGTTGTGTTTGCAACTGTTAAAGAAATTAATAAAAGTAGTTTTGTTTTATATCTTAAAGGATTTTCATACAATGGTTCAGACGCAGAAGTGAGTCCCCTTGCTGGAACAACATTTAATTGGACAGCTATAGAATAAAAAACGAGGTGATAATATGAATAGAAAAAATAGAATAATTTACGACCAAACAGGCAAGATATGGCTTCAAACTGGTGAAGCAATAGGGGATATACAAGAGTGGTCAGAAATAACTGAATTAAACTTTTTGGATGTTGAATTTGATAGTATAGACTATAGTAAACAATATATAGAGTCTATAAATCCAGTTACAAAAGAACCAATCATCAAAGACATACCAATCATTTTAACAGATGAACAAAAAAGATTACAAGCATTAGAAAAAGAACTAAGTATGTTAAAAGAAGAAAATAAAAATAGAGATAGTGAGATAGTAAACACAGCCTTTGAGGTAGAAAATATAAAATTAAACAATAATTTATAGGAGGAAATTATATGTATAACTTATTAAAATTAATGATAGAACAAAAGAATTATAGTACTAAAGAGGATTTACAACATAAGATGGATGTATTCTATGCAGTAAATAGGATTACAGAAGAACAATATTTAGAATTAACAGGTTTATTAAATAAAGAAGAAACACCAGTAGAACCGATTAAATAGGTTCTTTTTTTATGGGCTTAGATAATTTCTAAACCTTATTTTATAAAATTAGGAGGAAATGACATGGAGGAATTAGTTACGCAATTAAGTAGTTTAGGGGCAATAGGCATATTATGTGCTTTGTTATTCAAAAACACTATGCAAGAAAAAAAAGAGGATAGAGACATGTATAAAAAGACGGTAGAAAATTTTATAGAGTTATCCACTCAGCAACAAGAGATAAATAAAAATATACTTGTTGAAATGGGCGCAATGAAAACAGATGTAGAAGAAATAAGAGTTGATGTAATAGACATAAAAGACATGTTGAAAAAAGAAGGTGATAGATAATGAAAGTAGCAATAGTGCCAGGGCATACACTAACAGGAAAAGGAACTGGAGCAGTTCGCTATATAGATGAAGGAAAAGAAAATAGAATCCTAACTGATTTAATTGTAAAATGGTTGAAACAAGGTGGAGTTACTGTATATACTGGAAAAGTAGATAAATCTAGTAATTACTTATCAGAGCAATGTCAAATAGCAAATAGACAAAATGTAGACTTAGCAGTACAAATCCATTTCAACGCAAATAAAACAACTCTAAATCCTATGGGTACAGAAACAATATACAAAACTAACAATGGTAAGGTATATGCTGAAAGAGTCAACGAGAAACTAGCAACAGTATTTAAAAATAGAGGTGCAAAATCGGATGTAAGAGGTCTTTACTGGCTTAGTCATACAAAAGCACCAGCAATATTAATAGAAGTGTGCTTCGTAGATAGTAAAGCAGATACAGACTATTATATCAGACATAAAGACATAGTTGCTAAATTAATAGCAGAAGGTATTTTAAATAAGACAATAGATAATAAAGAGAATGGTGAGGGAAAAATCATGTACAAACATACAATCGTTTATGATGGAGAAGTTGACAAAATCCCTGCAACTGTAGTTGGTTGGGGTTATAATGATGGGAAAATACTGATATGTGATATAAAAGATTACGTACCAGGTCAGACGCAAAATCTTTATGTTGTAGGCGGTGGAGCATGTGAGAAGATAGGTTCTATTACTAAAGAGCATTACACAATGATAAAAGGTAATGATAGATTTGATACACTTTATAAGGCATTAGATTTTATTGATAGATAGATTGAGGATTGAATAAAATCCATTTACACTTTTCTTACATTTCATTTACACTTTTAATACAAATATACTATAAAAATACGATATAATTAAGACAGTTAAATTTATAATTAATATTAGTAAGAATCTTTAAAATAAATATAGCAACAGGTATATCATAACAAATAAATGACGAGAATTAGAGATAGTTAATCATGAGGATAACTGTCTCTTTTTTATTGTCGAATAAATCAGAGAGTGAAGGGATTGAATAGAATGAGAAAACTTGATAATATTAAGAAGGGCACTATAATTTTAGATATAATTCCTAATAGTGCAAATGGGAGAGATGCAATGAAAATTGAAAAAATTGAAATTAAAGGTATTGGTGGAATAAAAGAATTAAGTCTGAGGTTTAATAAAGGACTTAATATAATATGTGGTGCAAATGGTATAGGAAAGACAACTATTTTAGAAGTTATTTCACATCTTTTTTCTATACAATCTTCTGATTTAAAGAAAAATGCAAAATTTGATTTAGGAGAAGCAATAGCGGATTATTCGTTTGAAGATATAGAAGCTGTACATAAAAGTACTTATCAAATCAATGATTTCAATGCTTCTGTGAAAGAACTTATTTTTGATAATCGAGATAAAAAAAAATATAGTAAATTTGTGTTGTTTTTTAAGACACATAGAGAATTAAATTATTCAAAATTGGATGGAATAACTGGAGATGAAACATATAGTGATGATAGTACATCTTATATGGCTGATTTAGGTATAGATTCAAGTAAAATAAAAAATTGGTTTATTAATAGACTTCTTTTTTCTAAGCAAGAAGGTTCTCTTACAAAAGAACAATTATGTAATTTAGACTTAGCAATAGAAATGATTAGTATTTTAGATAAGAATGTATCATATTCTAGAATTGTATCAGATTCTTTAGATTTAATGATAAATACTCCTCAAGGAGAAATTTATATAGAATATTTATCATCAGGATATAAATCATGTTTTTATATATTATTAGGTATAATTAAGGAATTAGAATATAGATTTACTAAACCTTATATTGAAGTTAAGGATTTTGATGGTGTCATACTAATTGATGAGTTAGACTTACATCTACATCCAGAATGGCAAGTTAAAATTGTAAATGCATTAAAAGTATTGCTTCCGAAGGCACAAATTATAGCAACAACACATAGCCCTAATATGATACAAACACTATCACCAGATGAAATTATACCATTAACCATGGATGAAAATGGTAATGTGCGTAAAAAAGACTTAGAGTTAAGTGAATATGGATTGCAAGGATGGACTATTGAAGAAATATTAACAGATGTTATGGGAATGAAAACAACTTCTTCTGAGCTATATTTAGATACAATGAGAAAGTTTGATAGAGCTATGGATAAAGAGAATATAGATGAAATCAAGAAATACTATGATATTTTGATGAAAATGTTACATCCAAAGAGTACACTTAGAACAATACTGAAAATACAAGTGGCAGGAATAATAGATTGATAAAAATAAATAGAACAAGAAAGCCTATTGAATTAACAGAAGAAGTTCAGAAACAATTAACAGAAGAATTTAAAAATAATAAAGAAAAAAGCGTGTGGAGGAAAAAGTATATTACAAATGCTCTACTTGAGATGTCTCATGGAAAATGTTGTTATTGTGAAATGAAATTGATAGAAGAGGGCAAATCACTGAATGTAGAGCATTTTCACCACAAAGACAAATATCCTGATGAAGTAGTGAAATGGGAAAATTTATTGCCATCTTGTGGGAGATGCAATAGTGAAAAGGGTACTCATGACACTAAATTAGAACCTATAATAAATCCTGCAATAAATAACCCAAAAGATTATTTATATTTATATAATTATAGATATAAAAGTAAAAATAGAAATAAACTTGGTAGTGATACAATTGATATATTATATTTGAATGATACAGACAAATTAATTAAACCAAGAGTAAATATTTGCATGGCTTTATTCAAAAGGTTAGAGTCTATAAAAACATTTGTTGAAGATTATCAAAATGGTACAGGAACACATACAAGAAGAAAAAATAAAATTATAAACGAAGTAAAAGGTGTATTAAGATGCGCTCAACCAACTGAAGAATATAGTGCTATTGTGGCAAATGTTATAGTAAATGATGATGATTATAAATACATAAAAGAAATAATGTTAGAATTTAACTTGTGGGATAATGAACTAGAAGAATTAGAAAGTAAAGCAAAAGAAATAATGTTAGATTCAGAATGA